GAGTACCGTGACATTTGCGCCCCCAGTGATGGAGACAGAACCCACCGCACCAGTGGCGGAAACGCCCGTAACGCTGACATTTGCGCCAGCGGTGGTCGTGACTGAGCCAACCTGACCCGTTCCGGTCAGGCTGACTGAGCCTTGTCCCCAGGCTGCCTCACCCCAGCTTAGGGCACCCCAGCCTCCAAGCGGTACGGTGACATCTGCCACGTCTGCGCCCTATCAAGCAATGCGGATGATTGCATTTGAGGCGTCGGCTGCGGGGAAGATGATCTGGAAAGTTCCGCTGGTCGAAGTCTTGTCCGAACCAAAGTCCAGCACCACAACCGTAGGATCGCCAGTGGCCGTGTCGTTGTAAATCAACGCGCCGCGCGCCGTGATGGTGGCGGTGGTGAACGACAGATCGGCAAAGTCGGTGAAGGCCGTTGTTCCCGAGCTGGTGGGCGTGACGTTGGTCAACGTGCCCCCGCCAGCCGAATACGAACCGCTGGCCGTCACCTCATTGGTCGTGGTGTAGGCCGTGGTCGCAGCAGTGAACGAAGCACTGTTGGTGTACATCGCCAGCTTGAACGTGTTGCCAGTGCTGGCCGTAAAGTTGTGAATAGCGCGCATCAGCTCCACTTTGAAGCTGGTACACATAAAGTTACCAGTGAATGCCATGATTTATTCCTCCAGAATGATTGCAAGTTCAGGATGCCCGGCATCCCGAAGACGGGTTGCGATAGTGTGCCTATCGTTGCGGATTGCATCCTTGATGTAGAAGGTGACTACAGCGTGGATGTACTCTTTGAAGGCGTGCGCCTGATCACGAATCGCTGGATGCGACTGGTCGCCAATGGAGATGATTTTCTCCACGCAACGGTTTGCCACCTCCTCGGGCGTAAAACCCCGGTGACTCGTAGTTCTGACTTCAACGCTATTGACTACAGGGAGCATCGATTCGATCATCATGTTACGGGGTACCTCACTTGGCCTGTTCGATAGGTGTCCTGACGATCCTTGCCATCGCCCAGAGCCTTAAGCAACGCAAGAGCCTCATCGTAACGGGACTTGTAAACCGCGATTACATCCTGCTCGCCTTTCATGAAGGTGTAAGCCTCCAGCAAGCTGCCGTACAACAACGCACTGTCAAAACGATCACCAAGCCATGTCGTCCCGGTGAGCGAGTCCACGATGCTGGTTGGGTAGCCGTAGTAGTGCATCTCCATGTTGTAGGAGGCATCTGGCGTCGGGCCCAAGATCATCGTGTTGTTGTCAAAAATGGCGTAGTGGCTGGGCTCTCCTATGTCCGTAGGATCCGGGAACGCGGAACGGATGAACTCAACGTCCTTGTTCAGCAGATATTCCTGCGTGCCGTCAGCTCGGATGATGGCGAGAGAGAACATCGACAACCAGTCGCTGGGCATGGCCAGATACTTGTTGCTGATGGTGCAGTTGCCCGTCACGTTTTTCCGCAACGCCGGAAGCTGCACCGTGTTGTAGATGCGCTGCTCGGCCTGTTTGATGAACGTGTCGATCTGCTCCTTCTGGGTGAACGTCACCGTCCCAGTCCCAGCAGGATTCGTCCACGTCGTCCCAGGGAAGTCGTTCTCGACGTATCCCTTGATCGTTTCAAACAGCTCGTCGTAGTTCATCTCAACCCATCTTCAAGCTGTTGCTGTTGCCGCGAGTGGTGTGCTTCGTGCCGCGCGTGCGCATCGTCTGGGTGTTGGCCACGCCGTTGGGGTAGCCGTTCTCACCCAGATCATCCTTGTAGGGCTTGGGCTGCTTGTACTTGTTGATTGGATCCTTGGTGTTCGCAGGGAAGAAATCAAACTTGTCGTTGGCTTTGCTCATCACTTGCCTCCCATCTTGCGATAGGTGAAGCTGGACTTCTTCTGGTTGGCCACCTTGGCCAAGCCGCGCCCCAGCTCTTTGCGCTGCATGTTTGTCACGCCGCCTTTTGCATAGCCCTTGCCGTGCATTTTGGCTTCGTGGCCTTTGACTTCGGCTTTGGCGATGGTCTTAACCTTTTTCACATCGCCGCCGGACAGATACTTGTTCATGGCTTCTCCTAAGTAGTCGAAACGGACACGGAACCAACTTGCCCACTTGCCTGCAAATTATCCTGCAATCCGCTCAGTTTGAGGGGGTTGTTCAAACCGACGGGGTTCCATCCCCATTGGATGATTCTGCTGCCGCCTTCTGGCGTCCCAAACGCGAGCTGGCTCGTTGTCTGGGCGGTCAGGTTTTCGGTCTGAATTCCATTCAGGCCGGAGGCCAGATAACTGGTGTCCGGTCGCGGGTTGCGCAGAGCTTGGGGATCGTCCACCGGGTACATGCCGAGCTGGAGCTGCGGTTGATCCGGCTCCCAGCACGTCGGGCAAACCAACAGGTTGACGTTCTTGGTCTTGATGACCAGCGAGCGCAGCACCTTGAGCGGATACCGGAAAGAGCATCTGTCGCACTCCGCGATTGCATATTTTCCCGAGGCAAACCTGTTCGGCATGTGTCACCTCAGAAGAACATTTGCCGTGGGGCAAGCCGCAAAGCGGCCTTCTCCCGGTCTTCAGCAGAAGCCAGCAGCCACTGCTCCTCGTAATCGAGCTTCAGGCGATCCACGCGGTTCGCACCCTCGGGGATCTTCATGGAAATGTAGTAGGCCAGCCCGGCCACCAGACATGGCAGCATACGGAAGGGGATGTCCTGCTCGGCGCGGCCATTGCCAGCGTCGTCAATCCGCTTCAGGCGCCAGTACACGAAGGTGTAGAAGTTGTCCTGATTGGGCGACGGCCAGACGTTCACGCACGGCAGATTGTTCAGGTACACCGGTGTGCCGCCAGCATGGGAGGCGTCCGTGGTGCCATTTTGGCCACGATAGCACCCAGTCAAAGTGTTGCCGCTGATGCCGGTGTACTGGATCGTTTCCGAGCCGACGTTGATGAAACCAATCTCCGGAAACTTTTCAGGCGCCGCACTGAGGGTAACAGTGGTTACCCCCGCAAGAAGGCCACCAGAAAGCGTCAGGCCGCTCGCCGACACCGTGCCGGACTGGCGGTTGATCCAGACCTGAATCGGCCTGCCCTGGGCGTTTTTGTTGGGGATGGTGGCATAGGTGGACACCGAGATCCGGCTGATGTTGATGTCCGTCTGGTCAATGCCAGTCTGGGTGCGCACCACCTGATCCAGAAGATCAATCGTATCCGCCGGGTAAGGGTAGGCAATCTGCCCCTGATTCATGGGGATCTGGCCCTGCTCAATCGTCCAGAGGTTGATGCCCCGGTTGGCCCACTCAATGGTCAGCAGGTTGAGGCTGCGGCGAGCCGTGCGCACATCGTAGCCAGACCGAATCTCCCCACCCGCGCGCTCAAACGCCTCCTCCATGAGGTTGGCGAGGTCTAGGTTGAAGGATGTCGTTCCGGTCGTTGTCATTGGGCTTCTCCGGTGGGTTTACGGGCGGCGGCGCAGGAGGCTGATGCGGAGGGTTTTGCCTTCGCCGCTCCTTGCGCAGATGATTGGCCACACCGTAACACCGTTACCGTTTCTTGGCCGTCTTGGCCGATTCAACGAAAGCCTGCTTGGTCGGGGCACCTTTGCTCCCAGGCTTGCGCATCTTCTCGCCAGATCCGGCTGCGATGCGCTTGCGCTTGGCATTGATGTTGTCGTAAAGGCCGACTTTGCCGCCCTCGGCGTACATGTCAAAGCTGTCGGGGTCATCCTTGCGGCGCCCCTTCTTTGGCATTTTGCTGGGGTTCATGACCCCCATACCGCGACTGGCTCTCATGGCTCAGCAATACTTCTTGGCCATGCCGCCCTTGGCCATCTTGACCTGGGTGCCTTTGGTCTTGCCGCGCACAGCCACGCCGTCAGCCGCCTTGTGGCCTTGGGCCAGACCGCCATGCTTCATGCCAAGGCTGCCCATCTGGTTGGCCGTGGGCATCATCTTGCCCTTGGCGCGGCCACCGGCCTCCATGCCCACTTCGGCCATCTCGTGTTTAATCATGGACTTGGGAGCGCCCTTCTTCTTCATGAAGGCCACTTCCTTACCAGTCATTTTTTTGGACTCTTTCATTTCACCACCTTTTGAAAATTTCATACCCTTGCTGGACTCACTGAACTCCTTGGCGACTTTGGAAGGGACGCCGACCTTCTTCGCAAACGCAGGGCTGTGAGCCGCTGCATCCATGAATTTCTTCTGCTTTGCCGTTTTCGCAGGCATGGCATATCCTCCTTGCTCAACGGGCTTGCCGCCGGTCGCCCAGTTGCCCAGCCGCGTTCTCACAGCATCTTGCCCTTGGTCTTGCCGCGCACTGCGCACCCATCGGCGCGCTTGGATGCAGATCCACCGCTCTTGAACATCATCGTGCGAGATTGCTCTTGCGCGGACTTGGCATCCTTGACCATCTTGGCCGGACGGGGCGGCATCGGGGCCGCTGGTGACATTGCATTACGCATGACTGCTCCTTTGCATCAGGTTGTCGATTTTCTGCTCCAGCTTGTTGAACCGTTGATCAAGATGGTGCGAGATCTTGTCAATCTCATCCTTCGTGATGTTGTCGCGCGCAATCTCCTCGCGCGTGCGATTCAACAGGATCTGGATCCTGTGTACCTCGTCCCACATCGTTTTCATCAACCACAACACTAGGGCGGAGATGAATGACAGGATGACGTTCCATATCATCAATTCCATGTCAACAATTCCATGCTCTCAAGGACTTGTTGATCCTTGAATTTGGGTCTTTTTTGGTCTTCTCAGAGGTGAGCTTTTCCTTCATCCCAGACATGCGGGCGCAGAACGAACTGCGTCGAGCAGCGTCCTTGTCTGTCTTGGGTTTGGGAGCCGGGGGCTTGAGATTCATGCCCTGGGCTTTGGCAGAGGCGCGCCCCTTGGCATTTAAGCCGCCCTTGGGATTCTTCCCCTCGCTGCGCTGCCAAGCTGGTGTCTTTGCCATCTACGCCACCTTTTCGCCCTTGATTGGGTTGACCATCGGGTACAGCACATCGCGGCCAAAGTCGCCTTCGTACTCCTGCACCCCCATGTGACCCAGCTTGATGGTTGGGTCAATCCAGACCTCGTAGCCAATGGCTCGGGCCCGGTCGCAGAACAGGTAGTCTTCGCCCATGTAGCCCTCCTCGGTCACAAGGAAGTCAAACACGGCATTGAGCTGCCGGTCGCTGCTGTGGTCGTAGTAGTCCCACTGGGGGTTCTCATTGACCAGCCGCTCAAAGACTTCCCTGCGCACCATCATGAAGGCCGTGGCGATGCGCTTGGCGCGTACCAGCCCCATGCCATTCATGGTGACGCCTTCATCGTCCTGATCGAGCTGGGCGATGTAGACCTTGTTGGTCTTGCGGGTGCGAGGCACGCCGCCAACGATGCCCTTTTTGGGGTCGCTGGCCCAGGCCATCAGCCGCATCACATCTTCTGGCTCAAAGTTGATGTCCGCGTCAATGAACAGCAGATCCGTGCAGTTGCTGTCGAGGAAGTCCCTGACGAGCAGGTTTCGCGCCCGCGACACCACCGAGCATCCGCAGATGCTGCCAATGCTCAAATCAATCCCGTGGGGCGGGAGCATTTGAGCCAATCTGGCCAGAGACACGGCCAGCTTGAGGCTGACCTTGAAGTCGTAGGCGGGCAGGGCCACAAAGAGCTTGCGGCCTGCCATGTTAAAACTCTGCTCTTTTCGCATGGATCACCCGTAAAAGACAACGGCGGAGCCGACGTTTGAAAGAGTGCCGTGGACATTCGTTTCAAACAGCAACCCCTGCCCAGGGAAAAGCAGGTATGTTGGCTGGGTGGCCGAGGCAACCGTGTTGATCACGACCACCGACGAACCGCCCGAGCCGCCATCCTTCAGCGTAACGCTGCCAGCAGATGCTCCGGGGACGATGTAGATCCCCTTGACCCGCACACGCCCAAGATTGTTCGTGTTCTGGTCAGTGAACTGGCCGGTGCTGGTTAAGGCAACACTGGCCTTAATGTCCGTTTGCATTGCCATGATGGCCTCCTAATCAGGAGTCGGCAAACGGAGTTGCAACTGTCCCCGAGCCAAGAACAACGCCGGTCACAGCGTACTTCAGCGCATCAATCGCAACGATCTGCACCCAAGTCCCAGCCACGCCACCAGTGGTGCCGCCATTGAGGTTGATGAAATCATTGCTGGCGCCGGGCGTGTAGACCACGACGGCATTGGACGAGTCAGTGTCCACGCCAGTCAGCGAGCCAATGAACTTGTCGGTGCCATCAGTGCCAATTTTCAGGCTGCTGGTGGCAATTGTGGTGGGCACCCAGATGGTGTACACCACGCCTTCGTTGTTGGCGGTGTTGGGGTCAGCGCCCGGGCCAGAAGATACGGGGTCAGCCGACGTATTGATCGTCGGCAGAGTCAAAACAACGTTGGCAGCCAGCGTGCCGCCAACCGTCAAAATGCGGCCACCATGATCGGTGGGGTTCAGAGTGGTACTGGACGTAATCGTCGGTACGGAATTGGGGCCCTGCTGAAAAATGCCGCCAAGAGAGCGAACTGGCCCTTGAAAAGTGGTCTGTGCCATGACAATCCTTTCGTGTTGTAGCACGTCCTCGCACAGTCTCTACAAAGTCTGCTAGGTCAGTCTGTGCGAGTTGAATTCCTAGATGATCTGATGATAGTGGAAAAAAGGGGGTTTTGACACCCCCTTTTTTCTCCAACTATCAAGCGCCCGGCGAACCGAATGCGCCCAGCGGATCCGACCAGCCGAACGAATAACGCTCGCGGGCCTTGTAACGCACGTTACCGGTGTCAAAGTCACCGTCCATCGAGTTTGCCAGAGGCGAACGGATGAAGTGCTTCAGGCCGTTGGGAACATCGGTCGTCAAGAACCAAGCGTCAGTGTCGGTCAAATAGTTGTTGACCGTGTAACCCTCGGGAATCGAGCCGTTGCTCTTGATGGCGTTGATGTCGTTGTCAGCCGTGCCGACGCGCAGCTCGGTTTCGAGCAGGCGGGTGGCAACGAACTGAAGCGACGGCGGGACAATCAGCTTGCGCGGCTTGGCGGCAATCAACAGACCACGCTCATCCGTCCACGCGGCGATCTGGATAACGGCGGCTTCCAAGGAAGTCTCGTTCAAATCGGCGGGGGTCGTAGGCTCGTTGGAGTTGGTGCCACCAGACACCAGCGGGTGGGCCGTCGAGAACAGCTCGACACCATCACCGCCCTTGTAGGTCGATGAGAAGCCGTTGTTCAGGATGGCAGCCGCTTTGGTCTGCTTGGTGTACGCCATTGCACGGGCCAGGGCCTTGGTGTAGCGGCTCGACAGAGTGTCATAGAGGTTGTCCTCAATGGCTTCCTCGGTCAGGCTGAAACCCAGGGCAATGGTTTCGTGGTTGTAGCGTGCAGTCCATGCTTCTTGGCCGTTGTCGTAAGCAATCGCGCTGCCCTCGTTCTTCACCGGTGCGGCGGAGAACCCAGACAGTTTGGTTTCTTCTTCAAACGAACGCTCAGAAGTCTCGGTTTCAAAGATCTCCTTGTGCTGCTCGCCGTAGGTCTTGTACTCAAGACCAAACAAAGCGTTCAGACCGGGGAGAAGCTCTTTCAGTAGTTGTGCGCGTGAAATGGCCATGATTTAGCTCCTTATACGCCAGTAGGGTTGTCGTACTGGTGCATTCCGGCATTCCACTTGACGATGACTTCAGTGTAAGAGCCTGGGAATCCAGCAATCGCTGTTTCGGGAACCACGTCAATGACACGAACCGGAAAAGTGCTGGTCGTGGCAGTGGTGGAGCTGACGGCGACTTTGGAGTTGCCGTTGGTGGTGCTGCCGCTGTTCTGAACCAGCACAGCGTTGTTGCCAACGGAGGTGCGGTTCATATAGCTGATGGTCGTAGCAGACGACACCACGGCGACCTTGAATAGGGCATCGGGATCGTCTTCGACATAAGCCATGATGTCAGAGGCAACGGTGCTTGCAGGGTAATACTGACGGAACACTTTGCCAAAAGTGGCATCGGTGTACGAACAGCCCATGAAAACACCAACTGGGGTGGCGGCGCTTGTACCGGTATCTTTCGCCAGAGTTCCATCGCTATCTAACTTGACCACATCTCCAAAGAAGATGTTGGTGGCAGAGCCAGAATTGATGGGAATCTGACGAGTCGCACCGGCAAACACCTGACCGCCGATCAAATTGATCGGAATCAGCCCGTAAGGGGCATCAACTGATGGGTAAGCCATTTAAGGACTCCTTGAATTATCGACCTTGACCGAACGATGTAGATGACTTTTTCTCGCGGAAAAGAGGCATCCGAGCATCGCTCTCTCTCATAAAATTGTTGTCCACAGCGTCCATGTTGTCCTTGGTCACCTTGGCGAAATACGCCGTGCGCTGACCAACGAACTCCTCGGGCATCTTGCAGAGCAACAAACCTGCGACCTCAATGTTGTCTTTGAATCGACTGTTTGGGTCAACGAGCAGCTTGAATTGGGGTTGTTCCTCGATACCGACAGGCTCCCAGCCTTCGCGAAGTTTTGCTCCCACGTTTTTGGCGTCGTTCTGTCCGGTCATGGAAACCCTGATCCACCTGTAAGCGTACCCCGGCTGTTTGTCAGGCTGGGGAAGTGTTTCGGCGCGCTGCCACTGCTTTGGGCGCTCCGATGCGCTACGGGTTTGTACTTCGCGTGCAAGTCGGTTTTCAGCCATTTCGATTCTCCTGTTTCACAAATTCACGAGCATATTGCTCAGGTGTAACTCCCAAACGCTTGGCAAGTCTCACCTGACTCTCGGTCAACACAACCTTTTTGGGGGATGTGCTTCGTGACACGGGAGCAACCACGGTGGCAGGTCTGTTTGCGCTTCGACCGGGCTTGCCGCCCCCAGTCTGCGTTTCTCCGGTGTATTCCTCGGGGAACTTTGATCGCATGGTCTTGTCGATGCGGTCGTAGTATTCGTCCGTGGTTGCATAGGCTTGCCCATGCTTTTCCACCAATTCCTCATGCAGGCCCAGTGCCATAGCCGTCATCAGGCGATGTTTCCCAAACCATTGGTTGCGCTCTTGCCACGCAGCCGCTTTGGTATCGCGCTGGACAACCGGCTGGGGTTGTGCCTGCTGATTTTGATTGTGTAACTCATTATCCTCCTTTTGTAAAGGGGGCGCCTTATATCGATCAGCCTGGGCCGCACGATTTTGTGCAGAGTTAAGCGCCTGTTGGGCTTCTACAACACGGTCTGAGTCACCAGACTCAAATGCCTCTTTGTAGGCCACCTGGGCTTCCTTGAGCTGCCGGGCGGCGGCCTCTTTGAAAGAAGCAATCAGGGCCGTTTCCGAATACGTCGTCTTGGCCTTGAGTTTTTTGTTCTCCTCGACCAGACGCTGGGCCAGGGTAATGGCCTCTTGCCGCTCACGGTCAGCAGACTCTTTGGCCCGGCGCTCATCGTGCCAAACCTTCTTCATCTGCTTGAGGCGCGTCTTCACCTTTTCCGAATAGTCCTCCAGCTCGTCGGCTTCGAGTTCCTTAACGATGTCCTCCGGGAGGGGCTCACGGCCACGGTCGTCTTCAGGGGTGTCGTCCTGAACCGCCACTTCGATGTCATCTTCGTTGGCGGTAATTTCGACCGTAATCTCTTGTTCTTGGTTTTGCTCTTTGGTAGCCATGATTTCTCCTATTTGCGTGAAATGCCGCGCGGGTCTTCAACAACCCCCTCGACAGAATCATCGTTGATGATGCGGAACTCCCTGCCGTGGATCTTCAACCGCGTGCCTGCGTGTGGGCGCACAAGAATGAAGTCCCCTTGTTTGCACCAAGGGCCACTGGGAAAACGTGAAGGGTCTTTGTAGCAGTCCGGCCCGAGCTTGACTACGAACAGGACGGTGGTCAACAGCTCCTCATGCTGCATGGTGATGTCAGCTTTAACTAGGCCGGTATCTCCGTATTCCTTTTCAATCTCTGGTATCGCGCACAGAATGCGGTAGCCGGATGGATCTGGAAGTTGTTTTGCCTTTTGCTCTGCGGTTTCTGGCAAGACCGTGGCTGCTCCTGGGTCATCGGGGTTTGTGCCGATCAGGATTTCATTCATTCGATTTCCTCGTACCTTTCTGCCGTGTCGGCAATAACTGAGTTTGCGACCATAAGCCCGCGAATCATTCCTGTCGCGTACTTGTAGTCCCCGTGATCCTTGGCTTTACCCAAGGCAAGATCATCAGTGATGACCTTGATCTCCTCTTGCACCTTCTTTGATAGGTGCTTGAGCAAGTCTTGGCTCATTTAGGTTTCCCCTTTCCTTGTTGCGCCGCTCTGGCGATGTCGATGCCAATACGCATCCCCTCGATCTCCTCTTTCGAGGCTAGTGCCTCCTGATCCTTCTGGGCCTTGCGCTGAACCTCCTGGGCTTTGATCTGGAGTTCTTGCATCTGCATTTGAAGGATTGGATCTTGCGCCTGTTGCTGCGCCTGTTTTTGCTGGGCGGCAGCTTGGTTTTGCATGAGCAGTTGTTGTGCTGCTTGCGCCACCATACGGGACAGTGCAGTCTCAAATTCTTCGGGCATCGGCTCCTCGGAATCTGGGGCTGGAAGGGGTGCGCCAACCTGCTGTTCAATCAGGTTGCGATACATGAAGGCGTAATGCTCTGCAATGTGTGCTTGCAGCGCGGCCATCATTTGCTGGGCCAGCGGGTTCTGACCAATCATCTGCGCCGTCATCGGGTCTTGCATGAAAGCCTGATGGGTGGCGATGTGAGCCTGCTGATCTTGGTACGCAAACGCCTTCAGGGGCTTCATGCGCACCACGTCCATGTTCTCCGTGATCGGATCCTTGGGCTTGCTGTCTTCCTCCAGCTTCACCAGCTTGTGGGCATTCTTGATGCCCAGCACCTCAAGCATTTGGCGGTGCAACTGGGCCATGTCGTAGAGCTGGGGAGCCGACTGGGCGAGCTGCATGACCGCCTGATACTGGACAACCTTCTGGCTCATGGTGGCCGCATTTGGATCGGACACCGGGATCACGTCCACGCGGTCGTAATCAGACTGCTTGGCGCGGCGGTCACCTTCCTCGGGCTCGTAGCTGTAGTCCTCTGGGGTGTAGTCGCGGATGATGGTCTTGAGGAGCTTGAACTCCTGCTTCATCGAGTAGTGGATGCGCGCTTGCACCGCACTCATGATCTTGAGCGTGCGCTCCAAGATGGCCAGGGTGGTTCCCACTGGCGACTGGGCCGACATGTCGCTGATCTTGAGATCCGCAGCCGAGGCAAAGCGCCGACCCTCCTTC